CGTACTGAATGTTCAATCCTTCGACGCGTGAGTTAAGGGTTTCTGCTGCAGAAGCAAGTTCTTTCTTCTGCCCCGCGGTTTTGTTTTCAACCGCGTTCAGTTCTTCAATCTTCTTAACGAGCCGTTCATTGTCTTCGGCTGTTGCCTGGATTTCATTTCTGCGGTCCTGGTAGGCTTCATTGCCTTTCTCGACACTCTCGTGCAGTTCTTCAAGGGAACGTTTGAATTCTTCATTCTTAGCTTTAACTTTCTTTGTCTCTTCGCTTTCTTGACTAAGCCAAGAAACTAGACCAGCCAGGGCACCAACTACCAAGAAGATACCACCAGAAGATAAAGTGGCCAGAGCGCCAGTCAATCCAACTGTTGCGCCTTCAGCAACCAGCGAGGTACTAGCCAGTGCTGTCAGAGAGGTTATAAGGCTAGTAATCAAGCCACCTATACCCTTAATGATGGCTAAACCAAGCATGGCACCTTTAAATGCTAAAACTCCGACAACCACACCGCCCAAAATATGGAGCAATGGATCAAGCACGGGTTTTAAATAACCTAATACCTTAACGGCCGTTTTAACAACTGGAGTCACTGCTTTAATTGCATTAACAATCGAAGCAAACACGTTATTAACGACTGCTTTTATGCCGTCCAAATTCTGGGCGATACTCTTACCAGTCACGGCCTTACTCATTTTGTCGAAGGCGTCAATCACGTTAGCGATACCCTTCGCAACGGCATTAACGATGTTACCAAATGAAGTCTTGATACCTTCACTGTTTTTCTTTGCCATTTCAGCAAATCCGTTTGTGCCTTTGTTTAACTCAATCAGACGCTTGCTAAAGTCGTCGAATGAAATTCTTCCATCTCGCAAAGCTGCATAGAAATCATTTTGTGCTGATTTTCCAGCAAAACCAAAACTTTCAGCAGTTTTTTGCAAAGCGTAAGGCATGGTTTCTTGTAGCGTCTTCCACGATTGCATGTCGACCTTACCAGCCGATAACATCTGCGTGTATTGTTGCAATCCACGGCTAGCATCTTCAGTGGAAGCACCAGAAGCTAGAAATGCATTATTTAACGCAAGTGTCAACTTGGTCGATGTTTTCAAATTTCCCGTTATGGAAGTTAATTTTTGAGTTGTTCCTACAACTGTGTCGAGTGTTGTAGGCAAGCCCTCAATACCATCTGCCAAAGCCTTTGTAGATTGCGCTACGTCTTTCGACGAATGCCCCAGGGACTGCATGACCTTAGGAAACCGTTGCAAGGTATCAAAACGATCAATAGCCTTGTCCAGTGATGATTTCATCAAATCCAGACCGGCACTAACCGTTTTGAATGCTATGGCCCCGACTGAGAAGTTCTTAATGCTGTTTTTTAGTTTGTCAAAATCAGACGCGCTCTCTTTAGCTTTTTGAGAGCTAGAAGCGATTGTGTCTTTTAGTCTGACAAAACCATTCCCTGATTGGCGAGCTGTTTCACTAGCACGTTGAGCAAGCTCGGCACTCACTTTAAAACCATTACCGCCGGTTTTACTGATTATTCCAGCTTCTTTAACCTTTCTTCCGGCCAGCTCGAAAGCATCACCGCTATTCTTGGTTAAAATTCCGGCTTCTTTGACTTTAAAACTGGCACTTTTAAAATCATTTCCGACGCTTTTAGCTTTATCTCCAGAGTTCTGCAAGTTATCCCCAGCTTGCTTCAAACCTCTTGCTGACGATTTCGCGTCTGTTTCAAGGCTTTTCAACGAGCTAGCTAATTTGTTTAATCCCTGTCCATTAACCTGGACGTAAATAACAATTTTACCGTCCGCCATTTATTCCTCCTTTCCGTCTAAGTTGTATTTCATCTGTAGCCTTCGCATTTCTGACCTATATTCGCTCGAGTCATTCTTGGATGGCTTCCAGGAGCGAATCTGGACAATTCTCGATATCGAGGTGTCCGTAGGTAGGCCGTTCAGTAAGGCTACAAATTCAATCCATGTGAGCTTCCCTTGTGCTTCAAGGAGGTTGATATTGTACGCTTGCATAAAGCTCGCGTAGATATCCATGGCGTCTACTTCAAAATCAATTAAACGAATATCATCGTCTTCATTCTTTGCTACAGGCATAGGATTACCGTTCCGGTCATAGACCACGCGCTCTTTTTTAGTTTTTAAAAAATGCTCGTCAATATATGACCATACGGCCCTGATTTCCTCTGGGTTATCCACAGCCTCGTCTGTCAGCATTAAAATAGCCGTGCGCATCTTTTCGATGTCATTCATTACCTCACTGTCAAACATTTCAAAAACATCTAACACTAGGTCAAATGAGTGATCCACTTCATAGGTGCGCCCGTTCAGTTCAAAGGAGTTAACTAATGGCTCATTCAATTTCATGAGCAGTTCCTCCCTTTACTTTTTGCTGGCTTTTTTAGTCTTCTTGGCTTTTGCTTTTTTGACAAACGACTCTGAAAGTGACTTGGATGCCTTGGTGCGTTCTTGGGCCATTTTCTCAAGCTCTGCACCTAGCAAGGTGTCGACATCATTGAATGCCGAATCCAAGGACTCAACGTCTGGATAACGCTCGTAGAGTTTAGCAAAAGTCCCGTCACCAAAGAGCACGTCATACTTGATCTCGGTCATCTTCTTCTGGAGCTCAAACGCTTCATCAATGACCTGTTTGTTGATAACTCCATCTTTGACGTCGTCAAATTCCCCATTATTCGAACGTTCCAGCAACTCTAACTGATACTTGTTGAAGCGGTCAGTGATTTCTTCTTGGAGCGTAGCAAGCCGTGAGATATTCTCTAGTGATGTGTCAAATTCAAGCTCGACCTCGCCAATTTTGATAGGCAAAAAAGAACGTTTAATATTAATTGAAATAGTCATGTTTTTCCTCCTCTTTACACAAAAAGAGCGCCCCAAAAGAGGCGCTTCACATTATTAGACGACTGCTGAGGTCTTAGGGATAGAGTTATAAGCAATCTTACACTCAAACGCTTCGTAGTCTGCAGCAGCACCGGAACCAGCTTTGATATTAGTAACGGTAGCAATACCGACGTGTTGGTTCTTTCCGTCAGAGTCTACAACTTTGTGCCATACAAGCCGGTCGTTGGCAGTTTTTCGCTTCAATGCAGCGATATACTTCATAGCTGGGTCTTCAGCATCATAGGTTCCTTTGAACGTATATGCTTCTTTGACACCGGTTACGCTGGTTTCTTCTGTTCCATCTCCATCGTAATAAGCTACTGATGTGGTAGATTCATCTGTATCATCATCCACGTCTGTGATCCATTTTGCTAGTTCCAAGTAAGCTGATTTATCAGGTTCAGTTTTTGGATCAGTTACTTGTGCGATAAAATGCCCGCGTAGGGCGTTCTTGTTACGTACCATTTATTAATTACCTTTCTTGTTTAAAATAGTGAGACTTGCAGTGATGTCCTGCAAGTAGATAAAGTATCCCTGTCCGTCCTTTTCATTCAAAGACGGCTGGGTTGTTGTTAAATTGTTAAATAGATATGAGCCGTTTTGACTTGGGAGATCCAAATCAAACTCTGACAGAGCTTTGTTGATTTCCCAGAGACACTCGCTAGCCTTCTGTTGGTCTACTGACTTAACAGCGAACTCAAAGATTAGCGTAACGTCGCGAGCACCATCCATGTACGTGTTGTCAACCTTCCCACCAGGCAACGGGTAAAGGACTAGGCTCTCTTGAGCATCCAAATAGTCCAGTTTGCAGTGGATAGGAAGTGACAGTGTGTTGATGTACTCTTTCAAAACGTAAGCAAAATCGTTGTTGTTTTTCATTTTTTAATACCTAACGCTTTCAATCCGACTTCTGCCCAGCTATTCCCGTGTATTCCCTTAGCCTTTAAATCCCAGCGCTTACCAGTTCCAGGAGTGGTATAGTTATGGAATTCAAAACTGGTGTTCTTGTTATAAGACGACCCGTAGAACTGAGCTCTTGCATAGGGAGTGTTGTACTCGATATGCTCGCCGTTCGAGCTAACATGAGCACTCAACCTCAGAGGTCCATCTAGGAGTGGGATGTAAGGATCCATATCAATCATTACCTGGTTAGCGATCTCTATCTGTGCCTTGCGTTGTCTTGCTTCGGACACTTTATCAAAAGCCTCTCTCAGGTCGATTGTGACGTTGATAGACATATCACATCACCTCAATCTCGTAGCAGTATACTTTATTTCGCAACGGCTCCATGATTGGGAGAATTTTAGTGACGGTGTATTCTCGGCTTCCATCTTTAACAACCCCCTCACGGTAAGACTCGTCAAGTTCAACCGGGCAGTATCTAGGGTAAACAAAGATTACTCCAGGCTTCTGGTATGACGGGTTCTTTCTACCAGCGGGATTGTTGATAGTTCCTGGTGCGTCAAAGTCACGGTCAAACCTAACATGGCTTAAAACGACTGGAGGTAAGAGCGATTTCTTGCCCCAGTCGTCCTTAGACCCTACCTTTTGGATCGTGACTGTATCAATCAGCGTTCTTTTATCAATAGCGACCATATGATACACCTCGATATAGAAATCCGACCGATTTCAGAGCGTTAAACGCATCAATGGACAGATTATATCCTGACGCGATTTCAGACAACCCTGTGCGCCCCTGTGAGCCGTAGGACACCTCTGTACGCCCTAGCTTCACACTAGCAATTGATTGTTTATCTTCTGCCGTCAAAATGCCCGTACTATCCAGATAAGCAATCTGATAAGCCGTGGCCAACTTAACTGCCTTCTTGCGTGTCTTATGATCTTTGTCGAAGTCGTGGAAGTCATAAAAATGACGGATAAAGAGATCAATCGCTAGCTCTGCGCGTTTTAAGTGCTCTTTGAAGTTCTCACTTACAAAGCCTAGCTCAGTAAACTCTTCTTGAGTGAGATAAGCCATTCAATCACCCCCTACTCTACAGCGGGTGATGTCAAGGGCTCTTCTGTTTCGTTCGCTTCTAGCACTAGCCATTCTTCACCAAATGACGCGTTAATCTTGCGATTGATCTCATCCGCTTCAACGGAAGGAAGGTCATAAATATGACCCTCGGTGAAGTTCTGGTCTGTGCTTTCGATTACAAAATTACAAGTAGCTTTATATTTAGCCATTCAATCACCCCTTGACTTCGTAGCCTTGGTTGATAAATGCTGAAATTTGTACTGGATCCGTTAGTTCAAAGACAACGTCGCCTTTAACTAATTTAATAGCCTTCACGACCTCTGTGTCCGCTGGTACTTCTTCAGCAATTGCTTCTGGAGCAGGCTCAACCGTTGCTACTGGTTCAGCAGCAGTTTCTTCTACTTTGATTTCTGTTACTTCATCAGCCATATTTCAACCTCCAAATTAGGCAGTTTTGTGAACGTAGATAGCTTTCTTCTTGCTTTCCAAGACAAAAGCGTCATAACGGATACGACCTTCTACAAGGTAACCATTGATACCTGGTGGGTTATCGTGGATCTTGTAGTCTTCCAACTTGACTGGAGATGTGGTAGCGATTGGGTGCGCAATGACGAATGCTACGTTTTGAGGCAAGCGAGAAGTTGGAGTAAGGATCACTGGCAAGCCGTCGATTGCTCCCACTTGGCCTTTGATAGTGATTTCTTGACCGAGGTCAGAGTTCTTCACGAATGTAGGGTCAAGTTTGATGAGCTTGTAAAACTCTGGAGATACGTGGATCTTGCGTCCTTGTTCTGGCACAAGCGCGTCTGTCAACTTAACCTGTGCGTCAAGGATAGCTTCATAGGCATTAGTTTTAGTCACTGCGCCTGTTTTAACATGGTCCGTGTCAGCGCCAGCTACGATAGTAGAGAAGCGATAGGTATCAACTTCTGGAATGATAACTTCTGACAATTGGCGAGCAAGAGCCTTGCCAGCTTCCATGACACCATTTGTGTCTTGGACTGAGCGTCGGTCAATTGTGAATGTGAATGAACGGTCCTTTTTAAGGGTCAACGTTTGGACGTTGTTCTCAAGCTCTGCTGCAGTACCATAGCGGGTGTTACCAGTAAGAGCGTAGTCGTTCATTGCTGTTGTCGGGATTGAGTAGACCTTGACTGTGTCCACGCCAGTGAAATCAAAATCCTGGTTGATGATCCCTGTTGACAAGGCTTCTTTGACGAAGCGTTCGTCTACTTTTGCGTCAAATTTAGATGCATAGTTAATAGTCATGTAATGTGTTCCTCTTTGTATTTTATTTAAACGCTATCGAAGCCAGCGAATAGAGCTTTATCTTCCGGGCTGAGGTTATCGTCTGCCCCAGCGGACGGATTGCCACCAACGGAGAACTTTGGCTGTGGTTCTTGCTGTTGCTGTTCCACGAAAAGATACGGGCTGGTCTCTTTTAAACCCTGGATGGTTTCCTCGAGCTTAGGCTTGCCGTCTTCAGCAAGTTCAATCTTGTCAAGATCGATAAAACGCATAAGGTCCTCAGAGTTATGAGCGCCTACATCTTTGAGAGCCAATGCAACCGCGTTGGTCTTTTTAACCTGGGCAAGATTGGCCTCGCTATCAGTCTTATAGGTTTCAAATTGTGCCTGGAGGTCAGCAAGTTGTTGCTTGGCTTCCTCACTGGCTCCTTCTTTAGCTTGTAAGTCTTGGATAGCCTGGTCACGTTGCTCAAGTTGTGTTTTTAAGCTGTCGTTTTCTGCCTGTAATTCGGACTTGGCATCTTTGATCGCTGACCCGTACGCTGCCATAATGCGTTCAATTGTGTCCTTGTCCTCAATACCTGCGTCAATTAACATCTCACGTTTTAAACTCATAGTTCAAAACTCCTTCCTGTTTTACGTCCAGTAGACGAATTTTGTCGGTTTACGTCCGACAACGGAAGCGCCCAGCGGGAATCGAACCCGCAAGAGGTAAGAAAAAAGGAGGAAATGACCTCTTCATCCAGATAATGGGCGCAAAATAAAAACCGCATGATCTGCGGTTCATTTTTTACAACTTAATTTTTTCAATTCGCGCACGTTGCTCTAAAATTGAAAGATACCCCCACATAACCGAGCGTTGATGTTTTAATAAATCAATCGGACGATTAGGCTCGAACTCAAGCGTCCCTTTCTCGTATTTGCCGATCATGTAGTCCAATTTGCTGAAGCGTTCTCGCAATTCGTAGTATTCTTTCTTAAAACGTTCTTTCCAATCGTCCATCTTTTATCATCCTTTCATTTGCTGTTTTAATACCCGCATTGAATCCATCAAATGCTGCACGGTCAATGCTTCGTTGATAATCTAAAAGTGTTTTTTTGTTTTTAAAAATGACCCTTTCCAAAAAACGTCTGATTTTATTCTTCGTCATCGGTTTTCTCCTTTTTTGGTTTGAAAAACTTCTCACGCGCATAGTCGCGGTGGAGGTATGGTTTATCAGAAAGAAACTCACGCATAGCCCCTTGCTGGTCTCTCACCTTGTTTTTAAGTTTATTCACTAGATCGTGGTCTTTCAGCTTCTCGGCTACGTGTAGCTTTTCCTTTGTGTTTCTAATAGCACGCTCTAGCGCCCTTTGTTTGGCTTGCTCATTGGCATTTTTAATAGCTTGTTCTGGGGTGATGTCTTTCACATCTGGCCCCAATTTTGGGAGCTCGTTGATACCAGGTACAAAAGGAGTGAGGATATGTCCACAGTTAATACCTAGACA